ATGCCCCACAAATCGGCCTCCATTCGATGGGAAGTGTTCATCCGTTCAACTGGTCCAGGTCGCTCCCGTTCCATTTACTATGTCCGCGCTATAGACGCCGCAACAAGAAAAAGCCTGTTAACCAGATCAACTGGAAGCTCTTCCAAGCGTGCTTCTCGAGCATTGATCGCAGAACTTTCAGCAACCATAGATCTGCCCCGCTTAGCTGCTGCAAAGGCAGGTAGTATCGCATCCGAAAGAGCTGACACTCTCTCGTTAATGCCTATTTCCGAGTTCTTTACACTCTTTTGGGATCCCGCTCAATCACCATATCTACAAGCCCGAGCAGATAGCGAGAAACCCCTATCGAGTAGCTATATAGGAAATCAGGCATCCAACGTTAAAAGATTTGCGAGCAAGTACGATGACTTTCAAACTACCCCGCTCTATGCTGCCTCACTTTTCATAGTTGAATCCTTTCTTAGGCATATCCGTAAAAATGGTGTACCAGGCAGTGTCGCCAACGATGCTCTTGATGCTATCCGAACTCCACTTTCTTGGGCTATGAAGCGCGGCTTGGTTGATTCCCCCTTCTCATTTAAGAGCATCGTCCGGCCAAAAGAATTTAGAAGAAAGAGAGGAATCCTTACCAGGGGTGAGCTGTTTGATTTAATAGATCTTAAAGTTGAGAATACAATTATCCCTCGTCCTCGTTTAAAAAAAGGCGAAAAGCATAAGTTTCCTGGGCCTATAGACATCAGAATCAAAGTTGGTGCTTTACTAGGGCATCTCTGTGCGATGAGAGCTGGTGAAATACGAGCTTTACTTTGGAAAGCGGTTAATTTCAAGCTAAAACGAATTGAAATCAATGAAAATTATGTTGAAGGCGATGGTCGTAAAGCTCCTAAGAGAGACTCTGCAGGATTTGTTCCTCTTCCCGATCAACTTATCCCATTACTTAAAGATTTGAAGAGTTTATCTTTCAAGCTCGGGAAATTCGGATTGGAGAAGTATGTACTTTTCAATATAAGGAACCCTGATCGTCCAATCGCACTTTCAACGCTAGAAGATGGATTTACTCGATGCTGTGAGTGGATTGGAATACCAGATGATCCCAATTACAAAAAGGAAGGCCGCCGGCCGATACCTGGAAGTCGTCAGGATAGGCACATCGTATTTCACTCTGGTCGTCATATGGCCGCATCTCTCCTTGCTGAGGCGATTGGACCGGAACTTGCCAAGAAAGCGACGCGGCACAGAACTATCGCTGCTTTCGCAGGCTACGCGGATCATCAAACCGATGAAGCTATGGAAGCAGCACGCTTAGCAATGCATATTGTGAAACAAGACTTGAAGGAAGAAGCTTATGATAACCGGTAATAAATGTCATTCCAAAGCTGTCCATATAGCCGATGCAAGAGCCCCAATCCCAGCCCCGATGGCAGTTCCTATCGGGCCACCAACCAACCCTCCAAACGCAGCTCCTGCAGCGATCACCGTCGTCGCTCGCCAGAGATCTCTGGCACGGACTGCATTTGCATAGTCTGCCTTCAGTGTGGCGAGTTCACCTTCCAACTTTGTTTTCTCGGCGCTCAAGCTCGTCGAGTATGCGTAGGATGTCCCCAACTCCTTGTTCTGCTCCAAGTACATCTCGCCCAATTGAATCGTGTGAGCTTTGGAGGTCATCAATTGATCGCTGATACTCGATAACCGCGCGGAGATCGCCTGAACCCGTCCGCGTAAAGCTATCAATAGTTCGTTGTAGGGTATCCCCGCGAGATCGCTCGGCAAGGAGCTCTGTGGTTCCGGCGTGATAGCCTGTGCTATGGCCGGCGAGGAAGCCAATGCAAAAAAGAGCACTACATATAAGCGTCGCAATAGCTGCCTTAATTTTTGCATTCATTTCTCCTCCGTGCCGGAAGCAACGAGCCCAGCTTGGTAAAACTTCCCTTTACCCGCATTATCCAGAACATTAAATCCAAGGAAGGCGAGAGTATCCCACTTCATTGCGTCGACGAGCATCGGGGAAATCTGCAGAAAAACCTTCTTCCCCTCGGATCTATCAAAAAAGAAGGTGAGGAGATATAGGACCCAAAAAGCCGCAAGGGCTCCAACCGCAAGGTTGCCCTTCGTCCACTTGAAAACTGTTTTCATCACATGTACTCCTCCGGATGAACCCGCGCTGAGTAATCGTCGATTTTCTTGTTGGTATGATGGATTTCCCAATGAAGGTGACGGCCGCCTGGACCTTGTGGCACTACAAACCCGGCGTAGCCTACTGGCGCGAGGGGCTGGCCAGCCCGAACTTCTATAGGCGCTGTGATCATCATATGACAGATCCAGCGAGTATTTTCCGCTTCTTCGATATAATAAGCGTATCGGAAAGGGTAATGCGCTGGTCCGGGTTGTGGGTTAAGAATATGTTTCGGCAAGATATGACAGAATAAGTGCATCCGCCCAGATGGTTCATAGAGAACGACGAAAGCACCATACGTGTCATACCAGTATTCACGCCAGGGAAATTCAAGGATCTCGCTTTTTTCCACCGCGCCCTTGCTGCCCCATCCACCTATGCCTTTCGAGGGATCGACTGCACGGTAAATAACAACACCCTGGGCCTGGCCAGAAACCGGTGCCCGGATAATCCCCTCCCCGCCGGCAAGGTCGATCGCCCCGTGGACGTGAGTACGTTCGCCGGGGGGGATTGAGAGAGGGCGTGACTCATTGAAGGGCGCTGTAATCTGGCCGCCGCGGAGAGGTGTCATTTTGGAACCGCCTTGACGATCTTCGCCACTTCAATCAGCTTAGCTGCGCCCATAAGTAGCGATCCCGCCGATGATATGATGGCGACAGCGATCGCTATTTTAAGTTCAGTGGTCGCCGTTTTCATCTTCGCGTGAGCTTGGAGGTGGGCGTCGATTTTATCCTGAGCGTCACAGGCCACTTTTTCCGTACCATCCAGGCGGCTCTCATGTTCTCGAACCTGAGATCGAACTCCATTATCTCGAGTTTTATCGTCACCCCAAAAAGCTGTAGCTAGCTCAGCGAGAAATGTCTTCCCGTCTTCCCAGGTCCCTAACTGCATACTGCCCCCGATAGCCCCTTGGCCTACTAAGCAAATAAATACTTTGTCACGGCATAAACCACATCTGACAGCTGAAGGTATCCATATGTCTGAGGATGCACTCCATTATTCGCCCTTGATATCGCTGTTGGATTGCGGGAGTTGACCGACGCTGCTGAACCAAATGGGAAGTTATTTACCGTGTCGATACAGACATTATAAGGGATAAGCCATATCTGCTCTGCCGTGCGTCCTTTATAGGTGTCAATGAGCTTACGAACCCAAAGCCAATTATTTCTTTTATAGCGCCAACGGGTCTGCCCAGTATCGTATGAATTGCCAAACGCATCCTGGCTTTTCGCGGGCGGAATTGTGAGGCAAATTCCGATTTTGCAGGCGGCGTTATAGGCATGTATGGAAGCAATCAGAATATCGAGGCGAGCTATAATTGCAGGGATTTGGTAACCGACTTCAGCGTCGGAAGTGAAGCTGAAAACATCGTTAATACCTATATGAATGAGAGCGAAATCACACCCGACCAAGCCATTCGTAGCGATATACTGACTAAAATCAACCGCTCCCGAAAACCAGAAAGGCGACCCGGCCGAGGTAAAAAGTAAGAGCGTATTACCTGATATTCCCTCATGCTTATTCGGTGCGGAACCTTTCGTACCTAGTGTTGTAAGTCCAGGCATGCCGGATACACACAGCGCATTAAGCTCGGTTATCATTTCGCCACCAGCTGTCGTGCTATCTCCGATGGCGATGATTTTCGGGGTTGCCGATGCCCCAGAGTTCGTCGCTACTATGATTAAGGTGAATGTCCCGGTCCCAATAGTCCGGCCGGTGCGTTTGTCGATCGCCGATACACTGTAAACTGTACCTGCCTTTGGCGCATCCGGTACGAAAGTCCATCGTTCTCCCTGCTGTTTCCCATTCCCGGAATCACCATCATAACATGAGACGTTCCAGTCGTACCGGCTTGCCTCGTCCATGATGAGGTTGTCAAAATATAAGTTCACCTCCCGACCGACTACGCCGTAGAGGTAGGGGGGGAGGTTCAACACTAGCTCGGGGATATACTCGGTCGCCGGGTATTTAGACAATTCTACCGCCCGCCGCGCTCCCCCCTCGGTCAGAGTCCCAGGCAAGGGTATCATGTCGCCATATCCGTAGAATGCTAAATCAAGTGTATAGGCGTTGGTGTCGCCCATGGACCCGGCCCAGATGTAGAGCCCGGTCCCCACAAGAGTATCAAGATCGAAGTAGGTCCAAACCCCTATTTCGAGTTGTTTAATCCTGTCGGAACCGCCTCCATGTCGAAATGTCACCGACGTACTTGATGGAGTGCCACTCAGCCTCATTGCTACACGGTGGTATTTCCCAGCCACAATGGCAAAGTCCTTTCGAAGGTAGGAATTGGCCGCCGAATGCACCCAGGTAAGGATTCCGTCGGCAACAGATACCGCCGCTCCTCCACCGCTAGCTGCCCATCCCGTCCATAAGGAGTCGGCGACATACAACATGCCCGCGCCATCCGGAAGAAGCGAGCGTTTTACTGTCGTAGCAGCTGACGGGAAATCACTTAGGTTCGCATCTTTATCGACATTGAGCGTTTTTGGTGTTGCCCCGCCGGAGATCGAAAAACCAGTAGTCCCAGGCGTATATCCCATCGTGCTGTACATCAACGCGGACCCCGCTTTTAGGGATCCGTCACCATACGAAAATCCAAGAATTTCGATGGTATAATTACTTGCTTCGTTGTAGGTATCCCCGACCCAGAAATATAAATCTGCCGTTGTGACTGCAGCATCAAATGTTGCATATACAATAGCTCCAAGAGTAAACGGCACCTGTTTGTTGGATCCGGATGACGAATAGCGGATATTCAAATAATCGGCCGGAGGCGCACCGGTTACTCTGAATGCAATGCAAATTTTATTCCCAGCCGCCGTGGCTAAAGTTTTTTTAAGGTAGGCCGCTGTACCAACATGAACAAACGACAAGATGCCCGCTGCCACTGATATAGTGCCCGGTGACATTGCTTGCCATCCATCAGTGGTCTCGAAATTTGCGATGTAACTGTTTCCGGGGCCATCAGGCACGGTGACCAGCTTCATGGCGCCATCTTTTGCACCGAGGGCCGTGACCCCAATGTTGGAAGGGCTCGCCGGGCCTACAAGGCTACGGACATCCGCTGCAGTGATCTCGCCAAGTTTTGCTATTTTCCCTAAAAACATATTACGCCTCTCCCAAATACCATTCACCAGAGATGATGATCACCATCCAGTCATACGTCGTATCCCCGATTTTGAACGATACCAGCTCGATCGCGCTCCCTTGGACCGCTGAATCCATCTGTACATATTTTCCATTACCATCAATCACGCGTACGAATTTTGCGGCCGTTGATCCTAAAACGAGCTTAAAACCCAGCCCTTCTTGCGCCGCGGGGAGAGTTACGACGACATCATCCGTTTGGCCGTAGTTGTTGATCACAGAGCCGCGAACCTCTTCGGCTACCAGAACCCCAGAAGCTGGCTTTATCAGCTCGGTGAATGGTATCTGTGAGACTCTCCCAATTTTGGTTTCCATGGTCATGTCGTTGTCTCCCTACAGCAATACTTCAGGCGGTGAGATAAATCGCAGAATCCCCGGATTCTCAGCGATTTTGACATATATTTCGTTAAGCCGGACCGCTAATGACCCATCGTCCGCCTTTTTAATGAATATGGAAATTGACACATTTTCCTCTACGGTGGCATCGTAAGAGAACGGGAGCGCTTGGAGAGGTGGCGCGGACCCGCTTGTTTCGTACACTAATGTTGAATCGGAATGCCCAATTCCTAGGTAGGCAACCCCCGCCTGATACGCCCAATAATGGCCGGATATCCTGATTACTCCTGAAACTGGAGGAGTATATCTCCATGCCTCGTCGTAAGAATAGATTGAGGCTGTCGCTAATATCTCCGCGTGGTAATGCACAACGTTGTCTCCAGCAGCGACTCCGGCTAGTACCAACTCCGACAGCGTAGCTCTCCCCGAAACCATGATGTTTTCGAAAAATCCATTTACTGTTTTAATCATATTTGCGAGGATTACGTTATATGCTTGCATGGTCGAGAATCTCGTCCCGGAGCCGATGTATGCCTGCAGTTTTTCAGTGTCGGTCCCGGAATCGGGAAAGCCATTATTCAGAGCCCATAAGATGTCGAACCATGCGGCCGTCACCATCTCAGCCGTCGGAGCCGTCTTATCGACCCAGGCACCAGACTCCCGTCGATAGATTCCGCAGTCGGCAATAGTTGTGGAATAGGCCACGATAGTGTCGTAGTCGTTACCAGCAGTGACGCTCAAATCGTCATATGCAACACGGCCCTTGAATACCGGCGCGATCGTCTTTACTGCCTGAGCGGCCGCGGCTGCGGCTTGAGCCTCACTGATCGCAGTCGTCACGACCGCAACGACACTCGCAAATGCTGATTTGATCTGAGCCCAGTCAGAAACCATGATATAAATGGGATCAGCCCAAGCGCTCTCGACGAGTATCCCTGGGCTCGAATAGAGATATGATGCAATAGCCTCATAGGCAATATCGAGGTCGGTGATAGGTACTTCGACTGCGATAGCCGCGTCCCTCAGAGTCTCATAGCTCCCGGAAATCTCGGAGAACCAAAGATCTATCGCTGTTTTATCCTGCGGCGTGATTGTCCCTTCGGCCGCGAGTTTGTTGAGATGATCGGCCCAAGTGTATTTGCTGGTCATCCCCAGGTCTACGTAGCCCGCGATCTCCAACGCGGTTAGCGCTCGGGCTGCATCAGTTTCGTCGTCGACGATTGTCTGGACTTCCGCGGCTATGGCCTCGTGGGGAACGAGGCGCATCACGACGCGGGCGATGTCGCCGGGGCCGCACACATACGAAGCGTAACGCTCTTTGCCGTACCATATCTGGGCCTCGGTGGCATTATGGACGACTCCTGCAAAAATCCCTGTGGCCACAGGTATACCGGCGATCGTGTAGGTCCGGATCGTGCCGTCAGGCAGCCACAGTTCGATATCGAGCTTTGACCCATAGGCCGCGTGCGCCGGATTGGACGACAGGATCGACATCGTCTTGAGAATGGACCAACCCTGGGAGAGATCCTGCTCACCGTAGTCAACGGCTACTGTGTCGGCTTCTGTGAGCGCGAGGCCCCGGCCTCGAATCCCGTTGACGACTGTCCCCCCCGATCTCACTGCATGGTGACCTGCGCCTGAGTTGTCCAGGACCAGCGTTCCCGAAAGATCGACCTCGTCGTAGGAGCGGTGCGCGAGGATCTTGGTAGAGAGAGGCTGTTCCGGAGTCACTTTCTCCGATGCTTGAGGCCATACCTTGGACATCGTCTGAGATTGGCTCGTGACGGTGATCCCTGCCACGGTGAGGAGCTGTATGGCTTCATATTCTATATAGGCTTTCGCGGAAGACCGTTTTCTTCGGGTTATCACCGCATGTACGGACGTCCCATTTCTGGCTTCGATGAGTTTTACTCTTGAGCCTAGGCCCAGTACCTGATTGCAGCCGAAAGAGTATTGTTCTTCAGCATAGAGATCTTCGGCAAGTGCGGTAGCGAGCGCCTGAGCTGATGTTTTATCAAAAAGATATTGCGAGGCATATTCTCGCGCGTTCGTTTCCGTTCCTAAGGGGAGAGCCTTCTCGGTTCCAATTTTCTTTCTGACAAGTGCGTCGGCATAGATCTCGAATATTCGGATTTTCCCTGTTGTTGTCGCGCTGTTAAGAAATCTGACGCGCGCCTGATGAGATTCAAACAGGTTTATATCTACAGCGATCCCATCGTCAGCTTCGAAACTTATCGTCGCTCCAGAGGTAGCGACGAGCGTGAGATCCTTATTGGCCAGACGCGTCTCGCGAGCGAGATACGGCTTATCCAACCACTTTTGGACATAGGTTTGATAGATATCTTCGATGTCGGAATCTTTCGGGTAAAAGTCAGCAGAGGCGATCGCTTCACCCGTAAAATTCCCGTCCGAATCAACAGGAAGATCTGCGCGATATACAAGGACGCCATAGAGGATCTCGAGCTCCGCCCAGGTCACTTTCGCACTGTCGCGATAATCGGCGCGGTTCTCGAATTTGAAAGGAACGACAGTCGAGAGATCGTCAGGACCCAACTCGATCGCCGTTGTCGTGGGCTTCCAGGGGAGTAGGGTGAGGACTCCGGATTCATCCGGATGAATCACATAGCCGTATTCCGTGAAAAGGACATCGAGAAGTTCGCGATAGGTAGATTCGTCTTTGATCGCGCTGAATGACTTAATCACGATGGTATTGCTGATGGCTGCGCTAATCTCGGCGGTTGAATAGCCGGCGTCGGCGAGCATCACATGAGCGATCGAGTGCGTTGGATCAGTGGGATCCCAGAGTTTATATCCGGAGGAAGCCACAAGCGCCGGCAACTGGCGAGTGGTTGAAACCTTCTCATCGAGGCGCCATGAATTGTCGACCGCCTCGAGCGAGATCTCGCCAACATGATCAGACGTCTCGTTGGCGACAGAGGGCTCGACGACACCAAAAAAGAGAGCGGAAGCGTCGAGCGCGTTCTTCACCCGAATCCAAATGCGGGCATCGGCGGCGCGGAGCTTACCCAAGATGGTGGCATCATATTTCAGGTTGCAAGAGAATTTATCGACAGCAGACCTTTTTTCGCTCGAGAAGGCTGCCTCATCAATATTCCAGGAAGGATATCGAACAAGCCCGGATACATCGGTCCAGATAGACTCCCCGGGGAAAGCAAGTTCTACGGTGATGCGCCGGATCATCCAAATACTCCAACAGGAGAACGCCCGCCGCGCTTCAGCTTTTTCCCTGCTTCCTCTAGCTTCTTATAAAGGTCATCCACTCCAAAAACCGGAGCATTGATCTGAATGATGATCCCTTCCCCGCTCGGTCCGTATCGATTTGGAGTTCCTATTGGTTCAACGCGCACTCGCTCACGACCGCCGGGATTATCGCCGATTTTCAGGAGTTGTGAGCCTGAGGTTACAAAATCAGCACCATACTGTGCAGCAGCAATTTCCGGAAGGGATTGTGCATCCTTTACCTTTTGAATACGCGTGTCTAAAATTCCGAGCTGCCAGCCAAGATCTTCATCGGTTCTTGTCCAAAATTTTTCCCAACCAGTCAACCCGTTTAGCTCATCCTGGAGCTTTTTTGCTTCAGAACCAAGCACTGATAGTTTCTGGCTCCTCGCATTATTGATTTGCTTAAGCATGTCTTCGGCGGCATCTACGGGTGCTTTTGCTGCTGTAGTAGCGGCGGCTTCATTCGCACGAATCGCCGTAGTCTGATCTCTATATTGCTGCGTTGAAATAATCCCACGCTCCCACTGATCCTGGAGTACGGAGAATTCCATATCGAACTGTTCTTCTATCTTCTTGAGATTTTCGTCTCGGAGCTCGCGCTCTTTCTCGAGCTGGTCCTTGATGAGGCTAATCCGCATCTTCGCTAGATCAGTCTCAGCCTCGATGACTGGATCAATTATGTATTGATCATAGTCGACTTCGCGGACCTGACCGGAAGCAGAAATAGCGCCAGCGGCGATCGCAGAGACCCCGCCAAGGGCCAAGAGGCCGATTGCGACGGGTAACATGGGGAGTCCACCCTCAACGATCAGCCTGAGGCCAGCATTCAAAGCAAGCATTGATGTCTGCTGTAGCGCAGAAGCGAAGAATTGCTTCATGGCGGCGCCGAAAGTCTCTGCTGAGCTTTCTCCCGATGCCATCGCCCCGCCTATAGAGGAGAGGGTGTTATATATCCCTGAAGAGGCAATGCTAATCGCAGCTTCTTTTGCACTTCGCCCAAGATCTTTGAAAAACTGATCAGAATCAAAGCCCTTGCCAATACTGACTTTAAGATTTTTAATCACTGCATCAAGACGTTCAATATCTACTGAAGCATCACATGTCGCGATAGCTATTTTTTTTATGCTTTCCAAATAAGTTATGAGAGCTTCAGTATAATTTTTCGATCCTTCTGCAGTACTTTGATAGAGCTCATTAATTGTTGATGAAGTATCTCCAACAATTTTCACGAGACCGTCTTTATAGGCTTTTACAGCCGCAAGTGCTTTTTCAATACCAGCGAGATCACCAGAGTTTAGATCTCCCGAGAGCCGATCCATCTGGAAGAAACTTGTTCCGGAAGCTTTGCTGACCTTATCCCAGGCTTCGACCCTGGCGTCCTCGATCGCCTTCGCCGCGTTGTATGCAGCCACGTCAACGGCTGCCTGCTCCTCGGGGCTGAGATCTCCGGAGAGCCGATCCATCTGGAAAAATCCAACGCCCCGCGATTTGCTTCCTGCAGTATTGAATGCATAGAAGCCATCAGAAATCTCTCTAATTGTTGTGAGTAGCTTTATGGCCACGGGATTGGCTTCGGAAATTAATCCATTGGAGCTTTGAATAAGCTTGATGTATGCTTCTACATATTGGTTTATAAGATCTTGGTTTGTTACTTCTTTTCCAAGAGCTAGCGCACGAAGCTTTATCGTTTGAATATTTTGATCAAGCTCACTGTTTACTTTTTGAATATGCTCTGACGCCAATTTGTTCTTATCACTGAAATCTTCATTGGCACTCGCTGCATTATGCGATGCATCGCCTTCAAGTTCGAGCTGTTTTGTAAGCTGACTTACGCGTTTAGCGGCCGAAGCAACAGCATCATCATAAGGAGTATAAGAAGATCCAGTTCTTTCTGCCCCGAGGGGGGTAAATGCGGCCTGGAGCTTCTTTAATTCATTCAGTTCATTCTTTGCTAGTGCAAGCCTATCGCCAGTGTTTAGCTCAACTCCTAAATTTTGCTTATTTAGAGCATCTTTATAATTATTATGATTCGCTAATGCTTCGGTCCAATAGTCAGCGATTGTCTTTATTGAGCTATGCCATAAGGTCATGAAGCCTGATGAAGAAATTGATCTGCCAATTTCTTCACTGAGCTCACTCATTGCAATTTTATAGGATTTAAGCTTTCCGGGGTCTTCTTTGCCGATCGCCGCAGCGACTCCTCCAACGCGCGAAGCAAGAGCGTCGAGTAAAGCGTTTTGAGCTTTTGTATGTTCTCCTAGATCTTCAAGTTTTTTAATATTTGATTCTACGGAATCATCAAGCATTACTCCGGCTTTTCGTAATGCTCCAAATCCTTCGGCCGGTTTCTCGATTGCTTTGCCGAGAGTCTGCGCCGCGGAACTCGCATCCGTTCCAAGGACTTTTGAGAGATCGAGAGCTAATCCAATACTTCGTTCAAAGGTGCTTCCGGTAATTGAAGTAAATTTCATGAGCGCTGATTGAGCGTCTTCGATACTTTCATGTTCAATTTTTGTGGCTGCCATAAGGTTTTCAGCCATCGATCTAAGTTGGGTACCAGTAAACCCAGCAGCGCCGCCGGTTGCTTTTACTTGAGCGTTTAGCCGCGCAAGAGATTCAGAAGCTCCCTGGTATTCTTCAATGGATTCTTTTGCATATTGCCCTATGGCTTGAAGGGCTTTCCCCGCGAGCTGATAAATCGCAATTCCCCCAGCCACCTGCATGGATAGCTGGGAGTATGCGTTTTTGAGAGATAGAGAGTGTTTTATATTCTCCTGGAAGGATTTGGAGATTCCATCCCATTCCTTCTCGGCGTTCTTGCCTTCACGGGATGCTTTTTTGAGATCGGCAATCGCTTGGTCGACTTCTGCGCGGAGTATGATTTTTAGCGCTTCAACGTCCGACATGATGCTTCTCCATTTCTGCCGCCTGTTTCGCTTCGAACTCTTGCTCGAAAGCTTCAATCACCCGAACCACAAGAGGCTTTTCAAATCTCCATCCTGATCCATGCGGCAGCCCAAACCGCCTGAACCTTGCCCATTCTTTCCAGCCTGAGAGGAAAAGCTCGGACTCGAGGAGCGCCGGCACATCGCCCCGCCTGATCATCATTTTGCTGCTTTCGTCCAGAGCTGAAGGAAGGATCTCCAGCTCGTCAGGCGCAAACGAAAGCCAGTCAGGATCGTCCGCCGCACAATCAGCCAAGGCCAACTGCGCGGCGGCTCTCAGTTTTTTTCCTCTTCCTCGTCGAGGAGGCTTTCGCGGAAGATATGCGATCCGATGTTGAGCGATAGTTCTCGCGCCCTGTTCGCATGCCCGACGCGCACGGCGATGAGTTCAGCGCCGGTTTCCAGGGGTTCTCCTGTAAGAGAGAAATTTGATATCTTCGTGGCGCAGCGGCGGGTTAGTGCATGGAAGCTCGCGAAGGTCGACTCGTGCCCGATTAGGCTCTCAAAGGTTTCGAGATCCGGCCAGGTGATTTCAACCTTTATTCTTTTTTCCTGCTCGAGGGGAACTCCCGGTTCCTTCCCCTTCGGTGGTACTTTCCACTGGTTCCACGAGAGATCCGGCTCGTACTCCGTCACCTTCGCCGATGTCACTTTCTTTTCCGTTTTCTCCACCTTCGCTCTCCTCGTAGGTTATTTCCGCGATCACGGTCTTCTTGCCGTGATCATTGTGCGCTTCGATGATGCGGACGTTTTCAAATGCGACGTCCGCATGCATGAGCTTGATACCCTGGGGGTTGGCCGGGTTTTCGCCCGGCCTGATTTCCAGCCGGTTCATGGATCATGCCGTGATGGTCCGGCGCATGATGCCGGGCATCTCGCTGCCGATCACGGTATAGGCGAAGTTGAACGTCTGGGGTCCGGACATGGGCTTGTCTACCGTGAGGCTGTCGATAATCGCCGGCATGTACTCCATGACGTCGACCTGGCCCACCGTCGTGGTTTCTTTGCGGCCGAGGAAGAAATCAAGAACTCCGACGGAAAGAGGAGCGTAGATGCAGACGCCGGCGCCGTTGTCGTCGATCAATTTGAAGAATCTGCCGAGGATGAGGTCGGCATTGGCGTCATCGGTGAAGTAGCCGTCGATGTTCCCGGTGATCTCCGGCTTGTCGCCCTCCTCGTAGGACTTGGCCGGATCCGTCTGAACGGTATTCTCGTACTTCTCTTTCGAAGCTCCCTGAGGGACGTTCGAGACGAATCCGAGCTTGGTCAGGGTGATGGGCATCGCCTTGTCGCCCGAAACGAGCGTCAAAGCGGGCTTGTTGTAGAACACATCGTTCACCACCGACGTCGCGGGGAAGGCCGAGGCCGCCGCTTTCGCGGTGATCTTGAAATACTTATCCCCCGAGAGCGCCCCGGTGGTTACCTCGGTCCCGCGGGCTCCGAGATACAGGTAGTTTTTCGTTCCAGTAAAGCGATTCATAGGGTCCTCCTATCCATAGATGCGGTCCAGCTGGACCGAGAGAATGATCGTGAGTGCGCCGACGAGCGACGCTCCGGGGGCTGGGAGAGAAAAATCAAAATCGATGGCTTGAGATTCAAAGACTTTTCCCCCGGCTGTGGGATCGGCCTCGAATACATTGGTAATGGCGTCTGCATAGATGCTCATCTGATCGGCAAGCGCATCGGGAGTATCAGCCCGCAGTGCTGCCACGATGGCAACGCTCGCAATATCTTCAATCTGTTCGTTTGCGCGCTTCAACGTATCAGGGACGATCAGGACGGTGTTGTATTCCTTCAGGTTGAACGGATCCCTCCATCCGATAGCGAACGCCTTTACGGAAGAAACCGCGATCACATCAGCAGCCGCTTCTATTGCGAGCTGGGCATTAAGCTTCGCCTCGAGAAAGGTTTTTACATTCCGGTAGAGCTTCCAGGCTTTCATCAGGTCAGCCCTCCCGGTGGAAAGTTGTAATTGAGATATGCCTGGTAGACCGCTTCTTTGATGCGCTTCGGCTCGCCAGTGGCTTTCCAGGACAGAAAGCCTGGTCGCATAAATGGCTTCGGTCTGATCAATACTTTTCGACCACGGCCGGCCAACATACCTCGCTGCATCCCTCCCAGATAGTTGAGGTGGCCATTGATGTTCTTTCCCGGGCGAACAGCGAAGCTGGCCTTGCGACCTTTGTACCGATAGAAGCCCATAGATTCACGGGTCTCGCCAGTGACTACATTCAAAACCTGGCCTGAGAGCTGCGTTTGCTTGACGCTTTTTGTCAGACTTTCTGCCCAGAGAGAGGTGATTCGTGCAGACATTTTCAAGATCTGGGTATCGGCAAACTTGTCGAGATCGCCATTCTTTCGCTTTCTCAGGCTCATGGAGATCATATTTTTTTGTTCCTGTAGTCCTCGAAGACCTCCCGTACTGACAGCGGAAGGCCGAGTTCATATTGAGCCGTTACCGCCCCTTCCATGCTCTCCTGACGCATCCCAGTGGTTCCGGATTCCAGCCGGCGGCGGTTGTACCCAACGCATTCGACAACAGCGAGCTCGAGGTCCTCAGGTACTGTTTCATAGCCGAGCCTACCGACCAGCTTGACGTTGCCAGCTCCAGAGGGGAAAACGCCAGAATAGAGGCGCACCATTCCGGAATCAGCAAGGATTTGATAGATTGTCGAGGCAAGAGCCGTGTCGTCGCCGAACGTCCTTGACCTATCAACATAGATCCCTGTCAGAGATACGATCGGGTATTCAGGAAGAATGATCGTATCGCGCCCGGAACCATCGAGCCGAAGATCCGTATAGTCGCGAGCCTTGAGCTTGCGGCCGGAAATTCGGTTCGCTGTTGCTGACACCGCATCGATAAGGAATTCAGCAGCCGCCTGGTGTTCATCGGTTGTGAACCCTAGCGAGCTTTTAACCCTATCCCACGAGGTGAGAGCATTCGCGCCAAGTGACATAATCAGCTCCTGGCCTTACGCGTGGTGAGGCCGGCTCTTGATGATGACAGCCGAGATTACCGTGGGTGCGGCCGCTGCCGGATCTCCGGCTTCGTGGGTACCGGCGAAATCAGCCAACAGCTTGAGCCAGGGTTTGTTTCCCCTGTACCCGAAGCTGTCGACGCTTGCGACTGCATGCTCCTCGACCAGGCTCTTCACGATGCCGCCTGATCCGACCGAGGCGAGACCAATGAGGTCATCCGCAGTGACTGCGGAATAGTCACCCGTTTCGGTATCCGCGTGGGTTAGCTTGATCTCGATCTTGTTGGTTGCATCGAAGGTAATTCCGCCGACTCCAACCTCCAGGACAATCTCCGCGGCTTCGAATCCACTAATCCCCACAGCAGCGGGAATATTGTCCGCAGCATAGGCTGCAGCCGGGATCAGTTGGACAATCTCGTGATCGGTATGAATGTCTTTCATCAGTGTTCTCCTTCATATGCAGCCGGGACTTCCGTTCCGGCTGCCGAGATGGTTTTTTCTTAGCCCGGTCAGGCTGATGCGAATTTCATGACCTTTATGGCCTCGAAATTCTGGACATCGCCACCCACCCGCTTCTTCGTGTAGAACTTCACGAATCCCTTCTCCGTGTAGGGATCCCTCAGGATGCTGATGCCGGCGCGATCGACGATCTGGTAGCCGGCTTTGAAGTTTCCAAAGGCCAAGGCGTAGGAGTTCGCCGCGATGTCGGGCATGTTGTCGCTGACCGCAACAGGGTAGCCAGACAGTTTCTCCGGGATCCCGAGCTGGAAGCTGGGTTGCCAGAGGTAGTTTCCGTCTCCATCCTTGATCTTGCGCGCCGCGGCTAGTGTGAGATCATTGCAGAGGAACGAAGCCCCACCGCGGTACTTGGCTTTGAGGGCGTGGATGAGGTCGATGATCTTGTCCGCAGGAGTAGTATCGGCGAATGCAGCGGATTTCCCGGAGGGAATGTAGCCGATCTTCTCCCAGACATAGCTGGCATTGGCGATCATGGTGTGCGCGAGGAACCCTTTGGGCTTGCCATCGCCATCCCCAGAGATAAATGCAGCATCTTCGACTTCTGAGAAACTGATCGCGCACTCTTCGGCGAGCCATGCAGGAACATCGAAGCCGATGTCATCGAGGCCGTCCTGGGTGGACTTGGGTTCCGCGTAGATCTCGTGGGCGAAGATCTCGATACGCGCGATCTGGGGATTGGAGTTGTTACTATTTCTGGCGCCGGTCTCGGCCACCCATCCTCCTGAAACCCCGCCCTTGTTCTTGAACAGGACGACACTGTTCTTGCCAGTGGTCCGCACTGCAGCCAGGTTGCGCATGGCGACCTGTTTCTCGGCGACGCGGGTGATGTTCATGTCGATCTCGGGGATGGCTACATACCCGCCGTCGACGTTCGAATCCGTGGAGATCGCTGCCTTGAACTCTCCGTTTAGACCCGCGGTCTTTGCCCAGGCCGCCAGCTCTTTAGCCGCAGCGGATGGACCCTGTGGCTGAGTCATGCCTCCTCCGAGATTCATGCGATTGATCTTCGCCTGGTTATCAGCGACGTCCTTCTCGATTTTGAGAAGCTTTGCATCGAATTCGGCCGTTCCCTGCTTTGCTTCGATGGCGGCGAGGCGCGCATCGTTGGTTTCGCGATACGCCTTCCAAGAAGCTCCCAGGGCATCGATCGCATCTTTCAGTTCTTTCGGATCCATACGATTCTCCTTTGGTTCAGGATAAAATTGTCGCAGCAGCACGAAGCGCCGCGATCACGCCAGCTCCTCCCGCGGGGTCCTCTCCTACACCGTCCCGATGCAAGGATTTCCAACCGCCAGAGGCTAGAGCCGATGCCTCCGAGTGAGACGCGCCTGCATCCCGCAGGAACGTCTCGAAGTCTCGAATAGTCTTGATTTTCTTGAAGGGAACCTGCGAAGAGAACGCCTCCGGTGTCTTCTGGAAACCAATCTTGGCGATGTTGAAGGAGAGCGCGACGGCCTTTGCCTCATGCGTGACGCTTGTGGCAAACCCATCTTCTTCCGCTTCATCCGCGGTGAGCCAGGTTTCAGCATCCATCATTTCGCCAATCTCTTCCTCGGTTTTGTTCGAATGCGCAACGTAGATCGAAAGCAACTCGCCCCGCATTTTGTCGAGGGTAGTAGCATCTTTCCTGAGTTGATCTGCGTCACCCCAGGTAATGACCCAAGGGTTGTGGATCATCAGATAGGTGCCCTCGTCCATGACGAGTTCCTTGCCGGCCAAAGCAATGACGGAAGCGATGCTTGCCGCCACTCCCACAACTTCTATGGTGAGTTTGTCCCTGACGGACGCGAGGATGTTGTAGAGGGCCATCCCCTCGGTGATCGATCCACCTGGGGAGTTGAGAAGTAGTCTGATTGTCTTCTGGTTTCTGACCAGGTTGAATTGAGCGGCAAAATCCGCCACGCTGACTCCCCACCCGCCGATCTCGTCAAAAATCGAAAGCTCGGCCGTCTCATTCCGGACATCGAGTGAGTACCATTTCGTGCGCACTGACATCAGATTTCCTCCTGACCAGCAGTGCCTGCCAGTCGCATATTCGTTGGCTCGAGGAACTTGTCGCCATCAGGCCGGGCGTTCATGTTTTCCTTTTCCCTTGCTTCGTTCGGAGAAAGGAAGCCCCAATTGATTCCCCTCGCATACGCTTCGTACCTGGTCTTGAGATCTCCTCTGAGGAGGCCATCGATATTGAATTCCGGGTAATAGGTTGCGGGGGCCGAAAAGAGTTGGTTGCTAAATGCCTGCTCGATGCGGACGAGCCAGGGGCGAATAGTGTGCTGGACGAAGGAAAGCATGAACTGTTCAGCGGATGCGTAGGTCTGGGTATTCTCATTGAACGATAGGAGAATAAGCGGTACACCAAACCAACCGGCAATTTGGGATCGCTGCGCCTGGATTGTCTGAAGGAACTGAGCTTCGTCGGCGGTCATGGACACCTTCGTTGCTTTTAACCCCTCCTCGAGAATCGCTGTCTTTCCCGCTTTTGAGGATCCAGCATGCTGGGCATCCCAGTCTTCTTTAAGCCTTTTATAGGCAGCATCGGAAAGCTTGTTTGGAGTTTCCAGCGTAAGCCCAGGAGTGGCATCGTTACGAAGCAGCCTGCCACCATACTCGCTCGCGGCAAGGGCGGAGCCAAAGAGCTCCCTTGCGTCGCTGATGACCGATCGACCTTTTACTCCATCAGTCGAGAGGCCCCTGATGTGAAGAATTTCATCCTGAGTGAATTCCTTAAAGGATCCATTGTTTCGGGTATAGGTATAGTGGAGCGAATAGTCAGGAAGCTGTTCAACCTTCATTCGATCGGGATCCAGCGGAATGATGTCGTCGATAATGAAGTCCCCATGCTGGAGTTTTGCCCCGAAATAATTCCCTTTCAGAAGCAGGAGCGCCACCATCTGCTCGCGCCACTCCATTGAGGTCTGCCAAACATTCGGCCTGGAATTGAGCAGGCGGTAGAGCGGGTGGGCCGGCCATCGTTCCCGGCCACCGGAATCAATCCGTTTGTAGATATGCAGGGGGAGAGAGGCCACCGTCTGAGCGATGATGCGAACGCAGGTATTCACGGTGGCAATCTGCATTGCAGTATCAACTGTAACGGCTTTGCCTGCGGCAGAGTCTCCATCTCGCAATTCGCGGACAAGATCCTCAAGGGAGATATTCGCGGCAGCGAGAAGTGCTTTTCGTATGCCCCGCCTGATGAAGCTTTCTCTGTTGCTCATAGGGTTCTTATCCCCCGTTCTTCATAGACTGATCCCGATGGACCCGCAGCCACGGATGCCCTACCTACCGCCATAATGGCCGCCACAATGCCGTCAATCCTTTTCCCGGAGGTTTCACGCCGGGGCTTCATCGGCATAATGTTCCCTTGGCGGTCTGCCTTCACTTCGGTGCAAGACATCATCCAGCGGAGGACTGGATTCCCACCATGAGCAAGCTCGCCCTTGCGTACAAGGCGCTCAAAAATGTCGGAATAGATGGACATCGGGTTATACCGTTGAGCGGTCGAAATCATGGTGAATTCAGCCCCGAGGTGGGCAACAACTTCGCCAGCCTTGAACGGATCGTAAGCGATCTCGTCAACTAGGAAACGCCCACCAAGGACCTTTATTTCCTGCTCGATAAAATCATAGTCGACAGTATTCCCGTCGGTGGGGATGATGAGACCCAGGCGCACCCATTCCGTGTAAGGAACCTTGTCCTGCCGTTCGCGCTCGAGAAGGTTCTCCATCGGCATGAAGAGCCGCCAGATTACCTTCCATTTTTCACCCATGGTTATTGGCGGGAATGCTGCAGCCACGGCGGTCAAGTCGGTATTTGTGGAAAGGTCAAACGCCAAGGTGCAGTGCCTGCCCTCAAGCGCTTTCTCGTCGATGGAATCCTCACAAATCATCCAAACATCGTCTTTTATCCACCGGGAGAAGGTTTGTGCCCAAATATTGAAGTTCTTAGTCTTCACATCGCGGGCTTTGGCCGGCGCTGCTAGGGCAATCTGTACACGAGATTCAAGTTGGGCAGGATACACCGACACCCCAAGGTTTGGGTTGGCTTTGATCCATACCGCGGGATCTGCGAAATCATCACCCTCGTCCAGGGTGTAGATCAGTGCGAGACAATCCTCAGGGGTCGGTTGGAGCGTTTTATCAAGGATCCCAACGGCTAACGGGCGCTCTACCTGATAGCACGGACCATCAAAATTCCATCCTGCCGTTGTCAGAATAAGTGCAAGAGGCTGAAGGCGGGACATCATGCCTGACTCGAGAACATCAAGAGTTTCGCTCGTCGGATGCGCATGGTATTCGTCGATGACCGCGACAGAGGGATTGAGTCCATCTTCAGTCTTGCTGTCTTGCCCGATGGGGCGCATTCTGCTGGACCAATCTGCCTGGGGTCGACCTCGCGCATCAACAGTAGTTTTTACGATGTACTGTTTAGATTCATATGTCCGGGCTTTGGATTTAAGAACTGGATGGCGTTCAATCTGAAGGCGGGCAATACGCCAGGCAAGCGCTGCCTGTTCCTGCTTTGTCGCCCCAAAATAGATCTGGCAACCCGGATCTTCCGGCCGATCTGCCCAAAAGATGACATTGGTAATTGCCGCGGCAAGCGTTGTTTTTGCGTTCTTGCGCGCGACTTCGAGGTATACGTGTCGGAATCTCCGAGTGCCATCCTCGCGGCGCCAGCCAAAAATATTCCCGACGAAAAACTTCTCCCATAGCTCTAGCTTTATACGGTTGTCACGGCCGCCAATCGTAGATGCTGCAGGACCTTCTACATGACGCAGCTGCTCGATGAAGGCGATTGCATGGTCCGCTCTGGCCACATCAAAGTGATAGGGGAATTCCGGAGTATTCTGGCGGAAAAGATCGTCAAGATGTCGCTGGCACGCGAGCTTAACCAGCTGACAGGCGACGATTTCTCCCGAGAGCACCTTCTCTGCATAGACAACTTCAGGCCGCATGGTAATTGCTGCCATCAGGAGCACCACCAGGAGGAACGCATTATTTCGCCTCAAGGAGAGCCTCCATCGGGTCTTTCGTGTCCGCTGGTTTCACCGGAAGATCGATGCGAGAGCGGGATGCTGGCGAGAGCCCAAATTCTTTCAAGAGGCCGCGATAGGATTCAAAAGCAGACTTCATGGCGTTATATTCAGGCACGGTCTGAGAGTTGCGGCCGCTTAAATATTGGGCAACCGAAATCTTTTTTTTCTTGCCATCGACTTTGATGTGGGTAATCGCCTCTTTCATTTCGCGGTAGATTCCGTACTGCTCACAGAGAACTTCAAGAGTATAGGTGTCGAGTGCGGTGATCATTCCAAGAGCCATGAGTTCGCTGGCGTTATGGTTCCACATAAGCTTAGCCCATTTGTTGAGATGGCTCGGAGCCTTTGGAACTTCAGTTAAAACATCAGGAGTTGGTTCATTCTTAGGGGCTTCACTTGCCCTAAAAGTGCCCTGTAGGAGCTTCAATTTCGTGGGGACCCGGGGCTTAGCCATTGGCTACCCCCTTACCCCCTGAATCCGTAGAGTGGGTGTACGATGAAACGCTGCGGTTTACACTAAATTGTCCTAGAGATTCGATCCCCCCTCCCCCCACGGTCTTCTTGTGACCAAGCCCACCATCTTCACTGATAGTCTTGCGCGAATGATTCCCCCGCAGGCGCGGAGTCAGCTCGTATTTCCGGTGATCAGGTTCTATTGAGAGATTGTAGCGGGGCTTGTGATCGACATCGTACTGAGGCCATAGCGCAGGAGGAATGTGATGTGCTTGCAGGACTTCGATGCGAACCTTCTGCCAGGCTCGACCATAGCCTCTGAGAGCAGGAGAAGGACGGTTATCAAGTCCGCGTTTGATGCCGCGATGATCAGCATGCAGATCACAGAAACCCGACGCATCATGCGTCAGGTTGGGGCAGTAAGGGATTCTGCATTGTCGCGCCGGCTTGAAAGGCATCGATTCTCCTCGATGCTCCGGGCATAAAAAAAGGCGAGACCAAGGTCCACACATTGCTGTATGGAGCTTGGCCTCGCCTCTGATGCCAGGAGCGTCGGTCAATTTTCGAAGCAGGAAACATCCTTTTTCATACCTTCATCGCTGATAGCAGCGGTGTCAGGCGCTGGATATTATTGCTCCGCTATGTTCTCTTTCCACTATCATTTACTACACATCTGTTATGCTTTGTCAACACTTTATTCTTCGTTACTTTCGTCACAGAGAGCGAGACCATCTCGCCAGCATGGATCAGGATTTCAACCCTGCCATACTCTATATCAGCGAGCGCTTTGCTCAATTCTTCGAGCTCATGCTTTGTTAATACCATTCGAAGCTATCCTCGTCTCATTAGTTCAGGAACACGCTTAGATACTTCTAGGTTTTGAATAAACCCAGATAATTTCTTAGCATTTTCCGCACGTTCTTCTTCCGAAATCGCGGTGTCTTCAAACGATATCCCCGAGCTCCAGCGTTGTGGGGCCGCGCTTGTGTTCGCCTGGGTTGGTGATGTCTGCATGAGCGAGAGAATCTCTTGGATGTTTTTCACGAAGCTTGAGAACGCAAACGACCATTGCCGCTTTTCCGGGGGTGTTTCTTTTGGCATACGCTTGCAGGCAAACCAGAGATCTCGCCAGTTGTCGAAGTAATAGTCAACGGCCCGTTCAGCAAGCTTGATATCGCTCCCGAGTACTCTGAACAGATCCTTAGCCGCAAGATTCGCTCGGTCATCAGGCATGATGGTCAGTCCTGTAACCTGGTTGTATTTCCTGAACCAGTATCCAGCGATCTGAAAATGCGGGACTTCGGAGAGTATGACAGGATAATTGGTCAACGCCCCGCTGGGATTTGGTTCTTGCGTCTCGGCATGTTCGGCCGTCGCGCGCGTCTCCTCTTCTTCTTTTTCTTGTTCTTGTTCTTCTTCTTCCCCTAGGGGCTTAGAAGGGGCTTTATAGGGGGTAGAGAGGGGCTTAGAAGGTACCTGATTTAACAAGGCGGCTTGAATTGTAGCTGTAGCGTGTTGAAGGACCAAGTCAACAAGCGTACGATCCTGAACCATTTCTAGTTCGTCCTCAATACAATAGAATCGATTATCGGTAGTCTTCTCTGGGTAATTATGTTTCGCCCAATTCAAGACTGCCATTTCGCGCGTTTCTGGATTGTAGCGTATACGCTTGAGATGCGATTGGAACCGTTCTATTAACGCGCGAACGGCTTCGATTGAGTACCCTAAATCGAAAGCCATCTGCTTCACCGAAATCTGATATATCCCACACTGATTGGTATGCTCGTTCGTGATGAGGTAGAGATAAAAATACTTATCCTCTGGACTAAATGAGTCCACTACTTTTGGATCTGACCAAAATGTAGAAAAAACCTGCCGATAGATCCCACTCATTTATCGCTCCTTCGGTTTTAGCTCATCATCTCGACGTTATTGGATTCGAGGTTGTCTCCTGGGATAGATAGGCGTCAATGCCAGTGAGCGTTAACCGCAATTCATGATGGAAAGGTAGCCCTCGACCTGTACGCTTCTCAACGAAGCCTCGATCGTAGAGTCGTGAGACCGCCTTCTCCGCTCCGCTATTGCAGAGCACATTTGAGACCTGCTTAATGGTCCACCATTCCAGGTCAGACAAAGCCTGTAGCACCTTTTTCTGTGTAGGTCCGAGGTTGTCGGTTTTCATCAATAGCGCTCCTTCTCAGAACGGTATGTCATCATTATCAGCCCGAGCCCCGCTGGGCGGGACAGATCCGCTCCGATCTCGCGCGACCCATGCTTCAATATAAAAGTCAGGATATTTGTCCCCGGGCTGCTTCTTGTCGTTTTTCACAATCCTGCATTGGAGCTTCGCCCCTGCTGGTAGATTGATCCCTGAGTCCGAGGTGATCTCACCTCCCGTCGCCCTCTTTCCTTCCTTCTCCCTGATCCAAAGCGATCCTATCCTCACTTCATTCCTCCCTTATGCTGAAAGCTTCCGTTCATCTTCCGGAGGCGCTTCCGCCTCCTCGAGCCCGAGCGACAGCTGCTTTTCCATTGACTCGATTTCTCCCGAGAGCTCATCGATCTTCTTCTCGAGCTTCTCCTTTTTCTTGAGTTCACCCGAAAGCTTATTCTTCATGCGTTCAAGACGCTCTTCTTCCGTCTCTTCTTCTCCCGGATCGAACCGGGGATCGATCACCTTCTTCTGTCGGCATGCTGCCTTGATCTGCTGGATTGAGCATCCCTCGCTCGCCATGTCTGCCGCTTTAGCCATGTCTTCGCCTTGGCTCACGATCTCGTCGATCAGCATGGGCGAGCCTGCAGCCTTAATATCGTCCAGATCGAAATCAATCTGCGCCTTCACGAGGTTCTCAGCCTGCTTCCTTGGAATCCGCGCGTGACGATCGAAGAAGTCCTCGATACGGGCGCCCCGCTCCCGGGAGAGTGCATCCATTTCCGAGATTGCGAGGCCGAGCTTCTTGTTGAGCTCGTTCTGCTGATGCATGAGTTCGAGAACCTCCTCCCTTTTCGCCTTGAGGGTTTCGTCCGCGAGATAGGGATCCACATAGATACTGGCTTCAATCGCGAGCTTTAAAAGCGAGTGGAATAGGGCCCAAAAGATCACGGGATGCGAGGTCCGTCCAGAAACCAGACCGCGGCTGTAGGCGATATGATGCGTGAACTCGTGGAGGGCGGTGTACATGAGATGATTGTCATTTTCGAAGTTCTTGTTGTGGATGACGATCAGCATCTGGGCGGGTTTATAGAGTCCATTCACCTTTGCCGAGGCTTTCCCCGAGAAAATGAGCGTGAAGTCCTGACAGGGGATGTTCAGAGATAAAAGTTTTTCTTTCACCTGATCCTGGTTCATGACTATTCCTCCTCACAAAGCCTTGAGTTCTCTGGTATTAAAGTGCCCGGCGAGGCGTGGCTCGGTTTGCATGATCAAACGCGCGTACCTTGATGCGAAGTCATTGTTGAGCTTGTATTCGGCCGGATCTCGATCAGTAGATTCATAGGCGTATCTTAAAATTTCAAAAAGTGCGGCAACGCCCCGCCGTCGGCCGCGGGCAGCGTCATCCAGAGCAAGCCTGACTAAATTCCTATAGACATGCGGGTTTCTCCGATGGAAGTCGGCAAACCGCTCGTCGATCGTCGTTCCCCTGCCTGGTACGTTCGAGAATAGTTCAAGCTGAGCGTTCGGAATTTTTTCAAGCACTGGGATTTTTATGCTCAACTTCATTTCTCCTCTGTTCCGGTATCCGGAAACCTTCCTGCCAGTATTTCTCGCGGTATTCCTTGACCGTCATCCATGTGTCGCCAACCCTGACGTGCGTCTCTTCATCTGCCAAGAGACGCTCTTTGCACTTCGCGAGAAGTCCCTTCATGCATGTCTGCCACAGTTATAGCCAAGCCTGTGAGTGCAGAGCCCGAACAACAGCGGGGCGCCCCGCCCTCTTGTTATCTTCACCCCGGCAGGTTTCTGCGGTGGATTTTTGCAGATTTTCCTGCCCTTATATGGAAGTCCAGCTTCAATGCACTCCCGGACCTTTCTCATCTCTTCAGCTGAATGAGCCTTGAGTTCGCAGTAAATCACCGTCATGGTTTCGCAGCGCAAACCGTCAATCCAAATGACGACTGGGTTCCGTCCACGGCCAGGTTTTGTCATTTCGCACCTCGAAACTCGAACGATTGCGGCAGAGAAGCAATTTCAACGTAGACGCCAGCACTTTCATCTGAAAGTGCATATCTCTTTATGGATTGAAGCCGAACCACTTGTGCGTCATCAAACCAAGCTCGCGCACCAGTAAGGGCATCCATCACTGCCTTTTCGAGGTTATCGAGATCTGGCTTTGAGTCTCTCCAGAACCTGACGGCATCCTTTTTTGGACGTTGGAAAAGGAACTGGAGATTAAGCTCGACAGGTCCTTGAAGCGGGGCCTGTCGTAGCGAAATGAAAGCAAAGACAACCTGGCTCTTCCAGGGATCCGCTCGATTATCGTGATAGACCCGGAAACGACCTGCACGTGGCCGCGGGGCGGCTATCGGGGATCCCCGAACGAAGAAAGCCGATCGTGTCGTACTTCCGGGAGTTGCGAGCCTTGCAACACTTATTCCATCTCGAAGTACAAAAAAGCCTTCATCCAATTCAGAACCTTTTACGACCGCGCTCTTCATTTGAACGCCTCTGCGAAATAACGTGCCTGCAGACAGTCTTGAAACTCCCTGCCCTGCACTACTCCGCCCTTTTCATAGAGGACGAGGCTTCCGGCTCCACCAGGAAAGTCGTAGATTCCTTGAAGTCGGATGTCCTTGAAATTCCTGCCAATGCGGTTGATGGAGCACATGGAAATCATGATGATGAATCCTGAAAGGAGAAGTGCCAGGAGCGCCTCTCCAAGAAACTCCCGGTTCCTGAGTAACCACTTCCTGGTGTCCCGGATCCTCCATCGTGACCGTGTCATACCTTGCTCGCTTCCTTGTTCGCCCTGTGTTTCTCCCACCTGGCGCGATTGCGTGCTCGCAAGCCCTCGGACAAATCCGGTCTGACTAATGCACCCGAGGTGTCCGTTCGACTTTTTATCCACTCTACAAGTGATGAACGCAGGATAAGGATGCGGCTGCCTATTCTGGCGGCAGGCAAAACGCCTGCACGGATCGCATCACTGATAGTTCTCTCGCAGACTCCGCAGGCGATCGCCGCTTCGGCAACTGATACCGCGATTCTCCCTGGATCGATTGCTGCCATCGCACCAGTTTCTTCCATGCTTTCTCTCCTTCACGGAAGCGAAGGGATTCGAACCCCTGTTGCTCGCGCAAAGCTGTTTTCAAAACAGCCGGCTTAAGCCTCTCGCCCACGCTTCCAAATACGGGGCGGCTATTGCGATTGCCGCCCCACGGTAACGGATGTAACGGAAAACCTCACCGGTTTTTCGCCCCGGTGATGGCGAGATACCCTTCCGTACGGAAAGGCCCGAATTGCGCCCGCCTTGGTGAGCGGGGACTGGGCAGGCGCGGGGTTCGAACCCGCTGTCTCCGGCTTATGAGACCGGCGTGGAAGCCGTTTCACTCGCCTGCCAAAACGAACATTGAAAAACCCCTCCTCCGGGTTTACTCTCGAAGTGCGACCAACAATTTCTTCCCGAGGGAGGAGAAAATGATCCAGAAAGGTGCAAACGCAGTGGAGAACCGGCAAGAAGCCTTAAAATTGGCTATCGATGTACTGAAATCACAACCAAACCTTCTACTACCTACATTCAATGGTACCCAACTTGCTGAGCGTATCTGTTCGATGGCTGAGGCGTTCATCCCGTACATCATTGATGGGAAGGTTCCTGTTTATCGTGAGGCGCAGGTTCAATAACGAGGATCGACCTTGGCGTTGCATAATGGTTTCCGAATTGGTCTTCTATCTTGTTTTCTGGATTAACGCTTACAACTCGATAGCCGAGACTTCCGAGCGCCACGATCAGCTTCATCAAGTCTTCGTTTGACATGCTCACCTCCCTATGAAAGTCGAGTTGAGTTCTGGGATTCATCGCCTTGCGGGACGATCACTGGAGTTTGGATTCGATCGAGAAGAAGCTTCTTGGCGAACGGACCCTTCTTTCCGGCAAAGGGGGCAAGGAAGGCTTCGTAGCTAGTGTTCTCCTCTTGGGTAAGAAAGAATTTTACTGGCATATTTATCCGTTTGGATTTCTTCATGACCTTATAATAATCCATTCGGACAAATTGTCAAGTATCTTTTTTGTTTATTTGGGCATAAATTGGTCTATAATATTGCGTATGGATAAGTGGAAAGGAATTAAGGAACTCATCCAAGAGAAGTATCCAAAGATTGAAGTGTTTGCTAAGGAGAATGGGATCAACTACAACACGCTCTCTGGATGGATAAGCAAGAATCGACCGCCACGCGTCGATGAGGCAATCAAGATCGCAAGAGGATTAGGCACTACCGTTGAACACATTTTCTCTTTTGATGAAGAGCCTGATGATATTAAATCGCTCGTCATTCATAACGAAAAGGGTCAAATGGCTTTTATCGAAGGAGACGATATCGCTTTCATACCAGTATTCCCCCAGAAGGTAGCCGCCGGCAGCGGCCAGGAACTCATCGACAATACGGAGGCTATTGCCCTTCTCCCCTTTCTGAAGCGCATGTTGCGGGGCACGGCCGCAAGCCGAGCTCGAGCTCTTGAGGTTCGAGGCGATTCGATGACTGGCGTCCATATATTTGATGGTGATATGGTTGTATTCGTACCTGGAGAGATCCGCGGAGATGGAATCTATGTACTTCGAATTATGAATGAGCTTTTGGTAAAACGCGTCGAGTTTAACCCCATTTCCCAGAAGCTCAGAATCATGTCGGAGAATCCACGGTATCCCGATAGGATTGAGTCGGCCGATGGACAGGCAGTTGAGGTTGTGGGGAAGGTATATGGCTGGGTACATGCACACCCATATTGAAATTTCTTACCTAGAAAAGAAATAGTGAGACAATTAGATTTGTATAAGAAATTTACACCGTAGAAAAACAGTAGGAGAAAGCAATGAAAAAGGCCCTTTTAATCATTTTCTTTGCTGTAGCATTCATTATATCAACATCAGCTGAAAATCTCATTGGTTTCCTCGGTATTTCTTTTGGCACAAATCACCAGACAGCAAAAGAGCTAATGATAAATCGAGGATTTAAGCCTCCAAAACTCGAGACAGATTTGCTTCAACTTTACGAAGATGAGTCATTTGCCGGTAGAGAAGGAAACATTACTCTTGGTTTCTTCAAAGATTACTTTTTCTCAGGTATGTTTATGATGAAGCTTGAAAGAGGGAAAGTACTATCCTCTTACAGATCATTGAAATCTGATCTTATATCTAAATATGGGCAGCCTAAAATTGATAGAGAAGAGTATAGAACTCCTTATGTAATAGGCGATGGGTATGAAGAAACTGCGTTATTCTCAAATAAGGCGAACATAAACTCAACCTGGCTTTTTGAAAATAGTAATTATATAAGCATGCATCTATCATATGATTCAAAAAAGGGTGAGTATTTCCTTAATCTAGGATATCAAGAAAAAGAAACAACTACAAAATATTTGGCACAACTTCAAGACAAAAAATTGGGAGATCTGTAAAGAGGTAGAAGATTGAAAACCCTTGAGGTTCCAGGAAGCTCAGGATCATGTCCGAGAATCCACTGTATCCCGATAGGATTGAATCGGCCGATGGGCAGGCAGTTGAAGTTGTGGGGAAGGTATACGGATAGGTGCATGCTCATCTGTGTTAAGGAGCAAAAACTATGAGGAGAGTTGTATCCATTTTTATGCTTTTGCTACTTGTTTTAGCTTTCGTCGGAGCCCAAGAAACGCGCTATACCTATAGGGTATTCCAAATTTCACCAATTGAGCTCCAAAAAGTTTTGGATAGCCAAGGTTCCGATGGATTTCGTGTCGTTTCAATAACATGGCTGCAACCATATTTTATTTTAGTGATGGAACGTCCATTTTGATTAGTTCATGCGCTTCGAGAGTCCGTGTTGAAAGTCATGGAAATCTTCTAATACCAAGGAGAACAACATGCTCGGCAGACCTAGTATTAAAAATCTTGCATGGTTCCCAGAGAACCAGACGGAACCGGATGATGATACATCTTTTGAATTCGAGATAAGCAACAACGACCCGGACCTAACCATTTCAATAGATTTAGTAATATTTGATTTAAATCCAACAAACGGATCCGTCGCATTCCCTGGTACTATTACTTCACTTAAATATCGACCACCGAATGTTCCGGCTATAAGTGTCCCCTTTATATGTCAAAATTACACTCATGTAGCGAATGTCTTTATCATTGAAAAAGCAGCTTCAAAAAAAGTCTATGGCAACTTGCGCACCTCTTCTGATTTAAGCTTTCACTATCCTCTACCTTTCATCATGAAAGTTTCCCTTAACTGGTCTCCGGTCGCTACCCCGTTTTTGAAGGATGGAGTTGCATCAATTAGTAAGACGATTGAGCCAGATAGGTGATTCTGGGTAGTGATAAATGAAGGAACCAGAACTGAGATTGGAATGCAAACTCAAACAGGGTGAGGAAGACACGAATTTTTACAATGGCGATGAAAGCAGGGATCTCGCCTACAAGAATCTCCAGGAGCGCTTCGAGAGAAGGTTTCCCGGGCTACTTCTGGTATGGGATGAAGACTGCACAATAAGGAGTCGATATGCGAAAAGTAGCTATAATTGTCCTGTTATTGGCACTTGTATGTACAGTTTCCGCTTCTGATTTGTGGGAATACAAAGTTGAGACACTGGTGGTTTCTAGCTATTCGCATTATAGCAGTATTGCGAGTAATACCCAAGAAATGCTCAACAAGTATGGGGCCGATGGGTGGGAATTAGTCACTATTACACAATTTTCTAACACGCAATATCCAAATGTTTTTTATCTTACCTTTAAGAGACAACTTTCTCGTCAATAACAGTCATCCCCTGAACCTCTTAAAGGTGCGACCCTAATTGGCCAGGAGGGAAACATGCCCGACGAAAATGATACCTCGCGATGGGGATTTACAAATGTTAAGGGAGCAGAATTGAGGATCGAGGGCAAGCTTAATCGAAAGAAGGAAAATACGTATATCTATAACGGTGATCAAGATAGAGATCTTGCCTGTAAGGATCTCGAGGAGCGCTTTAGCGAAAGGTTTCCTGGCCTCCTTTTAGCTTGGGACAAGGCTAACAGGAATACTGATAGGGAATGGCAGAAGTTCGCCCTTAAGGATACGACATCGAGCCAGAAGATCCGCCTGGTCTTTGTGACGAACGATGCCTTCGAAAATGATGAGCTAGGGTCCTTCCTGATCCAATTTGAAGACCACCTTGAGGAGTTCGCGCAGAAGAGTTCGGAGGCATTGAGGTTTAGGATGGGAAGATTTGAAAAGCAAAAATAGAGTTATGTATATATAACTCTATGCCATACTTTGCTCTATTTCACAGGAGTTCAGGATCATGCTGGAGGTTTCGCAGTATCTAGATCGGATAGAAACGACGGCTGGCCAGGTTGTAGAGGCCGTTGACGACCTGCTTATTAAGCGCGTTGAGTTTGACCAGATTTCAAGGAAGCTCCGGATCATGTCAGAGAATCCGAAGTATCCAAGTCGGAAGGAATTGACTATTTGGCAGATCATTGGAATCGTTGGGACGACATACAGATTGGTGCAGGTACTTCGATATTGAGTAAAATCCCTTTGCTTGTTTGGGATCAACCTGATAAGCTTGGAGTTATGGGAGCGTTGAACCTAAAAGCGATTGACTTATTTGCAGGCTGTGGGGGCCTGAGTCAAGGACTAATGGAAGCTGGATTCGATATCATCGCAGCTGTGGAGATTGGAGAGTCTCAGGCTGATACATATAGCGAAAATCACCCTAACACATTGGTTATTCGAAGAGACATCCGTGAGGTTGACTGTTCCTTACTGCTCGGAGACATACCTGACAAGCGTATGCTAATCGACTTGTTAGCAGGTTGTCCTCCATGCCAAGGTTTTTCATCACTCCGAACTTTAAATGGAAAATATTCCAATGATGATCCACGTAATGATTTACTATTTGAATTTTCCAGACTTGCAGGCGAAATACACCCTAAAGCAATATTACTTGAAAATGTACCGGCACTCGCAAGCGATTCCAGATTTATGATTTTTCTCGACAAGATGGCGCAACTGGGATATTTTGGGCAACATGAGATTATTGATGTAGTTGATTATGCAGTTCCGCAATTTAGAAAAAGACTTTTGTATCTTGCTGGCCTCGGGTTCAAAATTCCTATTCCATTAAAAAAAGATCTGCGAAAATCGGTTATGGATACAATAGGGCATCTGCCGATCCCTGGGGCATCAAATGATATTCTGCATGATTGGCCTGAACGTCACGTTCCAAAAGTTTGGGAAATCATCAAATCGATCCCGAAGGATGGTGGAAGTCGTGACAGTATCCCAATTGCACTTCGCCTTAAGTGTCATTCCAATACTGATGGTTTTAAGGATGTTTATGGAAGAATGGCTTGGAAATCTCCCGCTCCGACTATAACAGGAGGATGTGTGAATCCCTCGAAAGGTCGGTTCATCCATCCAGAACGAAATGGCTCAATTACTCTGAGAGAAGCTGCATTATTACAAGGTTTCCCAGCTCAATACAAGTTTAAAAGTCCGAGCAAAGGCCAAATTGCACTTATGATTGGAAATGCATTTCCTCCCCCGGCAGCGAAGTCAATTGGAGAATCGATAATCGAAAAATTAAAAGAGGTCTCGCATGGCGTATCCTAATCTGACTATCACGGTACAGGGAAGAATTATCGACCATCTTGGAATCCAAATGTATCAAAGTCCTACTGCAGCTATTGCAGAATTGATTGCAAATGCGTGGGATGCTGATGCAGAAAACGTGATAGTAAAGATTCCTGAATCAATTGCCCCGGAGGAATCAATAGAGATTATTGACGACGGTATCGGTATGACTGCTGAAGAATGCCAAAGCCGCTTTCTGTCAGTTGGTGCGTGCCGACGGGCTGATGGAAAAGATCATTCCGAAATCAAGAAGAGACCGGTTTTGGGGAAAAAAGGCATAGGGAAGTTTTCTGGATTCGGTATTGCATCTGAGATAGTTATCGATACAACCAGTATTCAAACAGGCGAAAGAACAAAGTTTATTTTGAATCTTGAGGAATTGCGGAATGAAGCAATGGACAACAAGCCCGTGACGGTTTTGGAATATGAACCTCCTTCCCCTGATCGTATCAGAAGTCACGGCACATTCTTAACACTTCGAAAACTGAACCTGCCTAGGTATATACAATTGGATCGATTCCGAATATCCATGTCGAGGAAATTTTCACTTCAAAGCCGAAGTTCAGACTTCCAGATATATATTAACGATAAGACATTGACTGACGGTTTTGATACGGCAAGTGCCGAATTCGACTTCCCTACTTCGTATGAGGAAGATGAACGGCCAACTAAAATGACAATGGACAATGGTTGGGGAATTGAAACCCTGCCCAATGGAAAAGTAGTACGATGGCGTTTTCTTTTCATGGCATCTCCCGTTGACGATGAAGAGCTGAGAGGGATAGCGGTATTTTGCAGAGGAAAGATTGCTCAACGACCATTCATTTTCAACTTGACCGGCGGACTTGGTGGTCAACATGGGCTTGAATACCTTACAGGCAGGGTTGAAGCCGACTATATAGATGAATTGTCTGTTGATCTAATCGCACCTGAGAGACAGAGAATTGATTGGGAAAACGCTGAAACACATCCATTGGAGATTTGGGGGCAGGAAAGAACAAAATCCCTGATTCGTCTCTGGAAAGAGCGTAGGGCTGAAAAAAGAACTCAGGAAATTGAATTAAGGATTTCTGCTTATTCCCGACGACTTGATAAGTTCCCGGCACATGAGCAAAAGATAGTACACACGGCCTTGAAAAAGATTGCCGAGATAGACACTCTTGAAGATGACAGATTGGAATCGCTTTGCGATAGTATATTGACTGCATGGGAAGGCGGCCGGCTGAAAGACCTGATAAGCAGTATATCTAATGTGGCCGAACCCACTGCTGAGTCAGTATTAAGTCTGTTGTCAGAAGCTGAAGTATTGACAGCGTTGAATACCGCCGAAGTAATTAAAACCAAGCTGGAAGCAATCATGGTACTCGAAAAAGCGATAGAGAAAAGGACCTTGGAAAACCGGCTGAGAGATCACGTTGCAGCCCATCCATATCTGCTAGATCCAAAATGGGAAACCTATAGGGTCGAAAAATCACTCGGGCATATCCTTGAGGAGGCTGAAAAGGCCGCAAAGAGAGACAATAATGAAAGGATTGAAGGACAACGGATAGACTTGCTCTTCAGAGGTGGAAGCAGTTTTCTGGTAGTTGAGTTCATGCGACCGGGACTAAAAACCGATAGAGACCATCTGGAGAGGCTGGAACTCTATATTGACTATATTCGTGAGATAGTGAGAACGCGAACTGAATTAGGTATCCATGAAGTAATCGGGCTTTTCGTCGGTGATAGATCCGAGGGTGATCCCATGATCGCAAAAAAAATCGAACACCTTAACAACCAAGGCATAACTGCGATGACATGGGCTGACTTGTTGGGCAAATCAAAACAGACTTGGCGTGAATTCCTTGATATAGTCAAGATGAGGGCTCCTGACGATGAACGAATTGCAGCACTTTGATTTGCAGCATCATATTCAACCATAGGCTGCAAAAGGATATCATTTCGAAATAAGAATCTGTTCTGTAATATTATTCGCCGTCTTGAATGGATCTTCCTTGATCTGACATTCCCAAACGAGGAGCACTTTCCAACCTAGCGTTTCCAATTTTGCAATATTTTTCTTATCCCTGATTTCATTTTCCATGAATTTTTTCTGCCAAAATTCAGAATTTGTTTTGGGAGTAGTAGTTTTTCGGCATCCATGCCTATGCCAGAAACAGCCATTTACGAATAGGACCGTCCCATATTTAGGAAAAACAAGATCCGGCTTCCCCGGAAGATCCTTTCGGTGAAGTTGATACCGAAAACCAAGCTTATGAAGAGCTCGCCGAATCTCCATCTCGGGTTTTGTGTCCTTCCCATGAATTTGGGACATCATGCGGCTTCTGACTTCCGGGCTTACAGTATCCAATCCACTACTCCCTTCAGAAATCCCTCGTTAAATTAAAAATGGCTTGATGGTTCGAGCTATCTCACGGAACACAAGAACAACTACTGAATTACCGAATTGTTTGTAAACACGGGTGTCGGAAACCGGGATGATAAAGGAGAGAGTTCATCGTTTCTAAGTATATGAGCATTTCATTGCTAAAGAGAAGTAGGTTTCTAGCAAAAAGCAATAATAGCTATTCAATGCAGTTCACTCAGATTCAATAGAATGGAAAACTCATCTTTCTAATACTATTTTTACTTTACAAATGTTTAGTAGTATTCTACATTCTTTTGCATGCTGCCCCCCGAACTCATCGATCAGGTTTTCCTCGAGCCCTATGAAACGGGCATCAAGCGGATACCTGACGGCTCGATCGATCTCATCCTCACGGATCCCCCCTACGGGGTGACGGACTGCCCCTGGGACATTCGGCCAGACCTCGATTTCATATGGAAAGAGTTCAACCGGGTATTGAAGCCGAACGGTGCCGCGGTTGTGACGGCTACGCAGCCATTCGCTACGGATCTTATCAATGCTAACCGGAAATGGTTCCGGTACGACCTGGTCTGGGTGAAATCCAACCCAGTCGGCTTCCTGAATTCCCATCGAATGCCGATGAGACAACACGAGCTCGTCCTGGTCTTCTACAGGCGCCTGCCGGCCTACAATCCACAGATGATGCATGGGGCGCCCCGCGTGGCTAGGCAGCTAAAGGGAGCAGAGGATCGGGGTTCGGGTGTATACCGAAAGACAAGGAAGATTACCTATGAGCATGAGGGCCACTACCCTACCAGTATCCTTCCTTTCAAGAAGGAAGGTGCAAGCAAGAGCCGACATCCGACGCAGAAGCCCCTTGCATTGTTCGAATACTTTATCAAAACTTACTCAAATCCAGGAGAAGTAGTCTTTGATCCGTTTATGGGTTCAGGTACAACCGCGTTAGCCGCTATGAAAACTGAAAGACACTATATAGGTTTTGAAAAAGATGAATTTTATTATATTTCCGTACTAAAGCGATTAAATATTTCTTAACTAATTCTATAAGATAAAGTTTCCACAAAGTCTAGAAACTCCTAATATCCACCAACTTCATTCTTTTCCATTGTGTTCCTTTCAAAGCGTGATATAATCAATATTAACGATTAAAAGATGTAGAGAAATATGTTGAGACGTGATTGCTCATCATACTTAAGACTTCTGCACCTGGTCTCAAACACAGCCTAAAACTCTATATCTCTTCGGTTATGTCATTATCCCAAGGAGGGATTTATGAGTAAAACAAGTGGACTTAAACCTGGAGAAAAGGCGCCTGCGTCTGGACAGTATCAGATAATTGGCCCCAGAGGTGGTAAGGGAAAAGAAGTAACATCGGTTAAAAGTGAACCACTTCCTCCAACACCAACACCAGGATCGACTTACAAGTTTGTTGACGCTAGTAAGAACAAATCCGGGCAACCCTAATTTTTGCATTGTAATTCTTTATTTTTCTTAACAAGGAAACTAAAATGCCAAAATTATCTTTAACTGAATTCGTTGATGTAATAATCCGTTCTGGTACTCAGAAAGTTGACAAAATAAGGGCAATAAAAGCCAAGCCTATTGAGTACAGCCCAAAAAATGATTTCTACAGAGCTTTACGGAATTATATCGTCGAATATCACAAAAACAGACTCTACACCGATCCTAAGAAGAAAGCAAAAGACTTAACTAGCGACCCAAAAAAATTCTTTCACTACACTGCACTGCTAGATGGGTATTGGAGTTTCTTAGGCAAGCGGCAGCCAACTTGGTTTGATCCGCCCAAAAAACCTATCATTTTCAATAATGTCGAACTCATTATAAACCCTGAACTAGGCTTGGATTTTAAAGGCAAAAAGCAAATAATAAAGCTATATTTTAAGAAAGATGAAATTACAAAAAAGAAGATTGAAATTGTTCTTGGGTTATTGGAGTATGCATTTAAGAACGATATTGACAAATCTATTGCTTTGGCTGTCCTAGATGTAAGAAAAGGGAAGTTGATCCAGAAGTCTATAGAAATACCATTACTTATTGAGGCTATTGAGGCTGAATGCGCATATATCTCTTCAATCTGGGACAAGCTGTGACATCATATCAGGGATAGAGGTGGCATAAAATAAACGACATATACATAATTTATCGAGATAATTCATTGCATGAAATACTCTTACTATCAGAATAGAACATTGAGAACTTAAAGTGCATCAAAAAGCTCAGGTTGATATTCAAACGGTATGGGCAACACACCAACAATAACCCAGGGATTTGGCGCTACAAAGTGAAACTGTTGGGTTGTCCCGAGGTAAAAGTGCAGATTTTTCTTAATAAACGTATCAAAATACTTACTTCGTATTTTTTCGATGACTTGTTGCTCATCTATTCCGTGTTCTTTTAAGCAGTTCCAGAATAACGCACCGATTTCCCAATCAAGTATTTGTAACTGACTAATGCGCCCTTGATCATCTTCAAATCTATATGAAAAACTATACGGCAACTTTTTGATAAGGTTAAATGTCTTGCGCCAAATATTATCTTCGAACAAATCAAGTTGGTTATATAGTCCCCTCATCTCGGCAACTTTTTCTTGGTCCCAATCCCGTTCTTCGCTTTCCCAAATGAAATC